CTATCACCTTGTACATTGGCTGTATAACGCATTAGAATAAATGGGCTAAATGCCTTTTGTTCTTCCTCAGTTAGGTTATCATAAAAGTCGTAGTTCTTTTGATCCACTGCATTTAGTTCGCGTTTAATATCAAGTTTTGCTGCCATCGTGTTCTTTCTTATGAGGAGTCAATCCCGCCTGCTCTACAGATTTTTTATACCATTCAGTAAGTGGTTCTGGTTCATTACGGAACCAAGGAACTGGACTACATGTACCAATACCCAAATTACCATTTGAATCTATACGCATAACTTCTTTAGAATTATTATAAAATTTTATATTCATCGTACTGTAATGTCAAATGCTATATTGATACGTTCCCTATCAGAATGATTAGGAAGTACTTCGTGTGGTATCCAACTTGGGAATAAAATCAAATCACCGTCACTGGGTTTAAAATAATAATCACGAATAAACGGTCCACCAACCATGTGTGCGTTAAGAATATTGGCAGGATTAATCATTCGCAAATCACCTGTATCCGTTCCTTGTACATAATATACCGCAGTGAAGTGCGATATATAATGCGTATGTAAAAGATTCCTACTATTGGGTTGATTAATATTTGTCCAGTAGTTAATAGTGAACTGACGTTGTTTACAAAGTCTAGCAAATACGGGATCTTTTGGTAAGTAAAATTCAGTTGCTTCTCTAGCCAACTCAGTGACTGCGTCTAGCAACCAATCTGCTCGATACTTGTGATAACTGCGCCAGCAACCATCGTTAGATAGTTCAGAACTATCAGGTTGATGTCTAATGCTGTCTATTTGTTTCATCAAATTGGCACGTTGCTCGTCAGTGCCAACAATCGACTTATCAAATAAACCAGCTTGGACTAGATCAATCATCTGCTAAGATTATATATAATAACACATTGTTCTAATGCATGTTTTAGGGCTTCATTTGTTTCAGAAGCACGACGAATATCACACCAAAGTTTGTCTTCTCGAATTTTTTCAATCGTGCTTTTTGCCTTATAACTTTGACCTACAAGACTACGTTCAGTACTCCCAACTTCACGGGCGTAGACAGTTTCGCCACCGTCTGGACTTTCATAAACATATTGAGCGTTAGGTTTTAATGATCCCATATTAAAACAAATCAATCTTTTCCCAAGGAAGATCAGGCTTGCCAAAATGTCCATAGTTTGTTGTACTACTATAGATAGGACGGAACAGATTAAAACGTTCAATGATACCGCTAGGAGTCAAATCTACTACTTTAGGAATTAACATAGTCAAGTCTCGTGCTAATGCTTTATCTTCACACTCAATATAAAAACTCATAGGCTGTGCTAGACCAATAGCATAACTGATTTGACAAGTTGCCCAGTTTGCTCGGCCACTTGCTACAATGTTCTTGGCAAGATAACGCATCATATAGGCAGCACTTCTATCAACCTTTGTAGGATCCTTACCACTAAAAGCGCCACCACCATGTGGACTATAACCACCATAAGTATCGACAATAATTTTACGACCTGTAAGTCCTGTGTCACCATCAGGCCCGCCGATAACAAATCGGCCAGTAGGATTAATATAAAATTCAGTATTGTCGTCTACATATTCTTTGGGTAATACACTTCTGATAACGTACTCAACAGAACTGCGTACATTCGAAATTGGAATGTCATCTCGGTGTTGCGTCGAACATACAACTTTAGCAATACGCCTTGGTGTGTTGTCATCGTTGTATTCAAAAGTCACCTGACTCTTGGCATCAGGTCCTAACCACTCCATACTGGTACGACGCATGTCTGTTAATTTTTCAACAATACGATGACTCCAATAAATTGCGCTAGGCATTAATTGTTCTGTTTCAGTACAAGCATAGCCAAACATAAGTCCTTGATCACCGGCACCAAAATTATCAGTACCTAATGCGATGTCAGCACTTTGACCATGTAACAAATTTGTGATTTTAGCAGTACGCCAATCAAATCCATCTTGCTCATATCCGATATCTTTAATGGTCTTACGTATAGCACTTTCTACTTCTTCATTGTGTAGAATGCCCTTGTATTCTCCGGCAACCACTACTTGGTTAGTTGTCACAAGTGTTTCACAGGCACAGCGTAGTGCTGGATTTTGTTCACGCATTACTAAATCTAAGATAGCATCACTGATAGCATCTGCTACTTTATCTGGGTGGCCTTCACTGACCGATTCTGATGTAAAAAGATAACTCATTTAATTCCTTACCAACATTTTGTAAAATCTACTAATTCGCTTTGACGACTCACTTCTTTAACAAAGTAAGCACATCGTGGTTTTTCACCTGCTTCGAGTGGAGTACAAAGCAATTGCCCCGGACGCATTTTAGGGAAATACCACTTAACATCTTGGTAAACATCGATAATATCAATGTCTAAAAATTCAGGACGAAAACTGCTACGTGGGTTAAAGCAGAATGTCTTAAATCCACGATCATTTAAACTTGTAAGTGGAAGAACTTCCATATCGGGCCCCTCAGGATCTCCAACAATAGTACACCAGTCTAAGGGCATAGTAAGTTCATGTGGTCCAATTTTAAGAACAACCGCAGGTCCGGTAAAACTTTCTAAAAAGATCAAAGGCACAAACAAGTGGTCTGGATTAGAACTATCGCTGTTATCAAGAACAGCAAATCTGATATCCTCCTCAACTTCGTCTGGTAGTTCGTTTAAGAAAAACGTTTTATTTTCAAGAGTTAGAATTTGCATTATTAATATTTTGTTTTTTGAATGGTAAAAGGATATTTCGCTTCCTTGTAATAGCGTTTACGTTCTGTCAAATGTCGCTTGGCATATTTGCTGGCGGCCGTAATGTCCCAGATTTGTACGAAGTCTTTATCTTCCGCTTTCCGAATACCTCGTCCAATTGATTGTATAACGCGGACAAAGCTCTTTCCGGGCTCAATGAGAACCAGATGAAAAATCCGAGGAATATTAATACCCACAGCGGCCACACCGTAAGTTGCCACAATAATCTTATTATTAACCGTTTTAACTTCATCATATTCCTCTTTTCTATCTTTTGTTTTTACTTCGCCACTAATAAAAACACTGTCAGGAATTTTTTCTACCATGGACTTGCCAGACTCGATGCGTCCAACTAGCACAAGTGTGTTACCGGTTTCTGCTATGTTTTTAATTAGGTCACACATATAATCCATACGGGCATTGTCTGTGACCAAATACTTTAATTCTTCTGCGTAGGACTTAAACTCTTTCCACTCAGCAGTCTGGACAATATTTACGTGACAATTACTTAGTACACCTGCTTCTTGAAGTTCGTGAGCATATACATGATTTGTTACTTCACCTAAACTGGCTTTGATACTTTGAAATTCGTGGTCGGCCTTGGGAATAGTACCAGTTAGTCCCCAACGTATTGGAGCATAGGCCAAATTGCGTGTTAATAGATTTTTTAATACTTCGGCCTTGGCCATGTGTACTTCGTCTACCATAACACAGCAAACATCATCCAATAACATTTCCATTTTGGCACTGGCTGCTTCGTCCCAATTTTTACTATTTCTGTCTAAAATATTAAGACTTTGCCAAGTACAAATTGTATGTGTTTTGTCTAGGTCTTTTTGGTCGCCGTAATAAACACCAACATCAAGACCTACGTTTTCAAAATCTTCCAATGTTTGTTCTACTAAAGATTTGTTAGGAACAATGGTTATTGTTCGACCGTATTTTTCACAAATTTTGCTCAAAGTTGCGGTTGTAATTGTTTTACCAAAACCTGTGGCAATTTCCTGTATGCTTTGTGGATGTTTAAGAAACGTGTTAATAACCTCAACTTGATCTTCACGTAACCTAATAGGTTGACCTTCAAATCGATGTCCTTTTGGCCATGTTTTTTCACCCCAAAAATCCACCGAAATTTCGTCAAAATTTAGGTCGATCGGTCTTCGATGATCTTCCACTTCAATATAGAAATTTTTACTTTCTAAATATTCTAAAACTTGTGGAAGCATACTCAAGTATGTAGTTCCGCCAAGGCCAAAAAAACTGACAGATCCATCCCAACGACCCAATTTATAAGCTGGTCTGAAGCGAGCAGTGGGGTCTTCATATTTGAACTTTTTAACCAAGGCTTTGCGTGTATCAAGATCTAAATTTTCAATCTTGATATTCACTTCATCCTTGATAATAATTTTACAGCTCGACAAAATTAAATCCTTGTGATTTTATTGTAACATCAAAATACACCAAATTTTGGTGTTTTTTTGAGTATTCTTTAAGAGTATAGTGTGCGTTACTAAAACCCATATTAACAATACTATTAAATCTAATTCCCGATTTCAATATAGTTTTTGGCAGTTTGCCGCTGATAAACACCGCTTTTGTTTCATCACAAATTGGCCCATTTAGACCCTGATTTTTGACAAAATTGTTAAAATTTCGGCCGGTTTCTGACGATAATCTGAATAAAACACTCATGTTTTTATCCTCCAGTCCAAACCCCTTTAATATGGTATATACCTGTGTTAATTTTGTCATTTCATTTCCACCAGGGATAATGAATAATGTTGGGCCTGAATACGTCATGATGGTTTTCAAGCAAGAAATACCCTCAAAATCACTGGAAATTTCAAGTGTCGCTGGTCCATTGCTTTGAAGTAGTTTTCTAGTATATGCGTCTAACGCATTGCTTTTGACATAATCATCAATATGCTCATCCCAAAGAGATACTCCATAATTTCTTGCTAAAAATAATGCCTCCAAAATATCGGTGGTATTAATTTTAGGCATAAATTCTGGAGAATTTAGGATTTTTAGCTCGCCATTATTAATAGACAGCATGGGGGCATATTTTTCCATATTGTCCATGATCGATGATATCTGATCTACAAGATTTTGATATTCATCACTATAATCAAAACCATCATTATCAAATCGATCAATTAAAAATCTGATATTTTTTTCGGTCAAGGCAAAAATCCATGATGTTGAGTCTTTATCCCATACAAAATTATCCAATGTACCCTTATTTTTACGGAACTCACTTAACGTAGCATCATTATAAGGAAATCTTACTTCAATGCTTCGTCCGTGTTCAGTATGGTCAATAATTTTGATGGTTTTAGTAAGCACAGATTTTCTAATTTTTAGTCTAAATTGAGGATTTTCCAAAAATGGCTGAATATCTGAATTTAACTTACTGTTGATTAATGTTGCATATCGACCGAGTAGTCTTAGGGCTAGGTTACATTGTTTTTCAGTAAAGCCAGTGCCATCAAACATTTGTAAACATAAGCTATCAACCACACCGACGTCATATTGATTTACTTTGTAAACAATTGAACCAAGATCAATAATAAGGTCTTCAATATACATAGTATTATTATACACTCAAAGTGAAATATCTTCAAGTCCTGCTGTGCGTAATTTGATAATATTACTCAATTGCCACTGTTTAATATCTAAACCCTTAATAATACCCAACCATTGGTTACGTAACATGGCAAATTCGTTGATAACTTTTTCCATGTCAATTACATCAGCTTCGCCATCAACATATTTTTCTACATCTTTTGAACTCAGTGCTCTTTGATAGTTTTCCAAATATTTTCTAAACAATTTTGATCTAATTCGTCGTAGTTCAATATTTAGGTATTCAAGAATAGCTTCAATTTCCTGAAGTTGGTTAAATCTTTGTTCTACAATGCCAGGCAAGGCAGCTGAAGCCTTTTCCACGCTGCCGTGAATCTTGACTTCTAGGCGTGCCTGCTCTGATTCTTTGTAAAAGTGATCTAAACAATCTGGAAGGTGTGCTATGTCTTTACTGACTTTAGCATACCACGACATGTTTAATATTCCTCGTCTTCGTATCCGTAATCAGTATCTTCGTCGTCGTAGTCATCTTCTTGTTCGTCGCCTGCGACTAACTCGATAGCTTCGTCAAGATGAGTATCATAACCAACGAGACTCTTTAGGACGCTGATTTCAACATCTTTACCTAGCAAATAATCAACAAAATGATTAGCGGCGGTTTCTTTGTTTTTGTCAGCGATGTACTCTTTGAATACGTCCCAAATTTCAATGATTTGATCTTCTTCCATTATTCTTCTCCAGTCTCAGTTACTTCAACGCTTGGTGTCATTGCGGCTTCATCCCATTCTTGCATAATGGTCATCAACTTATCTTCAGTCCAACCTTTACGGAAAAACGCATGAATCTCGCCAGTTGCCTTGCTTGTATATTGTAACTTATTTCCAGACTTTGTCAATACACCTTTTGCTTCAAATAGATCAACTAATCCACTTGTTGGTGCCATACCTGTTGAATATGGAATCTTAACTTGAACACTTTCAAAGGGCTTGGCGTAACGTGTTTTCATTACCTTACAAGCACTACGAATGCCCAATACTTCACTGACCTTGTTACCGTCCTCGTCTTCTTTCAATTTCAACTTCTTCATGGCAACCACGATAGAAGATGCATAAATGAAGCCTTGTCCTCCAGAGATTTTATCGTCTGGATCGAACATATCCTGCGAAGCGTATGTGTGATTTGTACAAACCATTCCAACATTATAACTCCCAAACATATTAACACAGTTACGAACCAGCGATGTAAGTGCCTTAGGTTTACGGCCCATATCACCCTTCATTTCACCTGCTTCGAACTGATTAATATCAGTTGGAGTCAACAACATGCCTAAACTGTCAATTACAAACATGACCTTTGGACGTTCGTCTTCAGGCATGACTTTGTATTCTTTCATGAATTCTGAAATGGTTTTAGCCACATCGTCAATCATGGCCATGTTGAGTTTTAGTAGTTTATCTTCGTGTGTATCAACACCTAAATCATGTAACCACTTTTCATCAAGCGCATTTTCGCTATCAACTAGAATAACATAAATGCCTTGTTCTTGTGCGTGACGAATCAAATTGCCTGAACAAATATATGATTTACCAGCACCACTTTCTCCAGCAAATACCGTTACCTTACCTAATGGAACTCCTTTGAAGAAGTCACCCGAGATGAGATAATTTAAGGCATAGTTGCCAGTGCTAACCCAGTCAGTGGGGTCATTAAAGCCTATGCCAAGCCCATCAATAGACTTGGTGATAGACTTACGGAACTTCGAAATATCGAAGGCTTTTCCCATAGTCTATCTCCTGATTACTTAGTTTCTTGACGTTTACGGATCATCGCAATGATGTCTGCGGCACGACTACCACCTTCGCTTGCTGAAGCACTTGCGGCTGGAGCAGGACTTGCTACTGGGGTGTCGACATCAAATGGGGCATCATCTTCATCTACTGGTGCGGCTGCTACTGGAGCAGGCGCTGGACGAACTACTGGAGCAGATTGAGTTTGATTGTTATTACCGCCTCTCATACCGTCTGGACGGAAGTATTGTCCCCAACGTTCCATGTCAAATGCTTCAC